AAATTGTTGAAAAGTTTTCATTTGTAAAATTTACATGTGTGCTAAACCTGCAACAACTTCTTGTTGCTTAAGATATAGTTTTAAGTAAGACTTGGCACAATTTATTGCCTGATCCAAATCCATCTTATCAATGTCTCTGGCCATCTTTTCATATTCAAACATTCTAAATGTTGTTTCAAGTTCTATTTCAGATGGATTCATTTTAATTACCTTTGAATTACTACAATTGGATGAGTTGGATCAGATGGGCTTGGATAATAATGAGTCAAAACAGCCCCAGGATAAAACTTTTGTACTTCAGAATTGACTTCTTCTCTTGAAGGACGTTTTGATCCAGAGAAGAAGAGTTGAAGACGATAAGTTTTACCTCTCCACATGAGCATTATACTAAAAACATTACCAGTTGACTGTAATCTCTGATAATCTTCCGTTTTCAATTGCCCAGGATAAATGATTGAATCTGCAAGTGGAAGTGAAACTCCACCACCAAGTCTCTTCAATGCAGCTTGAGCTGCATCTTTCTCTCCGCCTTTTGCACCTTTAGAAAGGTTGCGGATTTTGCCCATCTTCTGAGCTTTCTTGTGTCCTCCACCAATTTCAAAACTCAATCCCTCATTCGTGGGATGAACCTCATTTGGATCATATGGACCACCTCCACCTAATTGTGCAGGTAATGAAAACATGGTCCAATATTTCTCTCCATATTTGCATTGTTTTTTCTTTTCATTCTTTTTACACTTAGGGCAATATCGAATATCCTCACTTTCTTTTAGTGGAGTTGTTTCAACAATATCATAAGTTTGATATTCAGTTGGTTTGAAATCATCTCTCCAGTTAGAGAACTCATAACCTTCTTTCTTAGTCTTGTTACCCCAGTTCTTAGCACCAACTTTACGACACTTAACTAATGCACCAGATGCATATGCAGAAGGCCATACAGAATAACGAGACTTAACCTTGGAGTAACAAGCATCTTTTTCACCTGCAGCTTCTTTTGTCAGATAACCAGAAGCAGCATCCATGTTGTGTTCTGTATCGGTTATTTTAGCTTGCATCCAAGCAGGAAGATTCTTTTCTTTTTTTCCAAGATCTTTCTTTAATTGTTTTGCATTTTTTATGGTTTTATTCAATTGTTTATGTGCCATTGATACTTCATGATCCTTCTCTTCCGTGGCAACATTCTTTGCCTTACCCTTTCTGTCTGGGTTTGGATCTTCCTGATTCTTGCGGCGGAATGCTTTCTCCTCTTCTTCTTTGGAGAGGTCTGCCTTCATTTTTGAAGAACCACACTTTGGTTTGGTTGTTTGTCCTGGTTGTTTTGCACAGGGTTTTCCTGCGTATTTACCACCCAGTTGAACCCAACCAGGGGTGCCATCAGAAGAGCGACTCTTGCTAAACCAGTCACGCAAAGAAGAATCACCACTCTTGTTCCCCTCTTGGACTTCAGTGGATTCTTTTCTAAGTTTCTTTTCTTTTGCTTTACGTTCATCTCTTTCATACCAAGTTTCTTTTTTCTTAGGAGTCTCTTTGTTCTTTTTTGGTGAAGAGAACATATAAACTTCTTCTAACTCACTTCTCCAATCAGAATATTCTTCTGTAGGAACACAATTTGGAACAATTTTATCACCTTTTTTCTTCATTCCCTTTTGGGTATAACCTTTCCAACACTTCTCATCTAGATTATATGATTCATCATAAACTTTCTTTCCATCTTTAATATAACCAGATCCCTTTTTGTCGTAGAAACGAATGCCTTTAGTTACTCTAAGATCTGCTAATTCAGTCTTTCTCTTCTTTGCTTCTTTTGCTTTTGCTTCTTTTTTCTCTCTATTTTCTGTTTCAATCCGTTCCTGATCTTCTCTATTATCTATATTTTTATATCTCTTTCCACTCATAGAGGTAGAAATCATCTCAGATAATTTCTTCTTTTTTCTTTTAGTTGAAGTTCCTCCACAGTTACTTTCAGCAACCTTAACACTAGAACTCTTCATTAATTTAGTATTTTTTGCAGACTCTCTCGCTTTAGATAAAGAATGTAGTCCATGAACTAACTGATTCTTTACATGTCCTTCATAAGACTTAGCAAGATTGTCAACCTTCTTTTGACCCAAAGGCATATTTTTCATTAAAGGATTAGAAGACTCCTTTACATCATGTTTTCCACCACAGTGTTCACATGATGAATCACATCCGCATGAACCATCCTTTTTAATTTCATTTCCACAACAAGAACACTTGCCCATACCTTTCTTTTCGGAAAGTGATTGCCACTCGTTGAAGGTTAGTTTAGACATTATTTCTGAATATTATCTTATATTTTATTTAGGGAGATCTCCATTCATCGACCCCTTCAAGAATTTTTGAAGTTCTGCAGTAGATCCCAAGAACACTGCATTGTTAGTAACATTCGTTGGTGTGGAGCCTTTTTCTTCCTTGTTTACATCTTTCAATTTCTTCTGTAGATCCATTAATTTATCTGCAGTATCTGCAACGTTTTTAATTAACTGGCCTGCAACTTCGTATGCTCTTGGTGAATCGGACTCTTGTGCGAGTTCGAGAATACCATCAATGGCTTCCTGACCCTTTTCAATAATAGAGTACAGTTGACCACGAGAATACTCATAATCCTTCTGAATTTGTTCTTCTGGAGTCTGCGTATTTTTTATCGCAGGTTTTTTTGATTGAGCGATCTCCGATTTTATCGGAGTGCTTTCAATATCTAATGCCTTATCAATGTCTTCAAAACTCATACATCAGTTCCTTTTGTTGGACTATAAATTTTTCCATCACTGAAATTAAATGTGGATTCACTAAATCCAAAATCATCATCAAGATCGATCAACGAATCATCTAAAGTATTAATTACATTTACTGCAGTTCCAGATACATGAGTTTCAATTGGAGTATTATCTTGTGCTCTATTTACAAGCAAAGTATTTCCTGTAATTTTTCTAATATACATTGATTCAGATCCAATCTGAATATATGAATTTACAGATAATTGTGCAGAATCAGCAACATCAAATTGTGTGATTTCTTCCGAAATGTCTTCTACGATTTGAGTAGTTGCATCACTATTGTAATCCGTGAGAGCTCTAGGTGTAACAACATATCTCAGTTCTCTAGAGGCATTTCTTCTATTAGTGTTACTATAGTAATCCACTTGAACTTCTTTGATAAGAGCTTCATTTGGAGTTCCGACAGGACCAAACAAATATGTTTTTGCTGTAAAATCTAAACTGTAAATTAAAACTCTTCTTGTCGTAAAGTCTCCTTCATATTGATCATCCATTGTTATTCCACTAAGAACCATGGGAATATCTCGTTTTTCACCAATAGAAGATATAAGATCAATAGTTAAATTTAGATGAGGTTGGAAATATGGTAATATCTGTTCAATAACTTGTAATGCATCTTCATTTAATTTTGATAATATTGACAGTCTAAAATTAACGTTATAAGGAACTGGTAAAAATTGTTTGACCATCTCACCATCAGTAGTTACAGCCTTAAAGGTCTGCATAGTAGATGATTTTCTACTTGGGTCATAAGAAATTCCAGTCATTTCGAATGACATTCTTGGAAGAGTAATTGCAACTTCCCTTTTTAAATTTGGAGCCTGTTCAATTCTTGCTAAAAATTTCTGAATAGGTCCATAAGCAATAGGAACCTTAAGGATACTAAAATCACTTCCAGACCTATCTTTATGTTTTATTTCTATATCATTAAAAAGAGTTCCGAAAGCTATAATAGTCTTCCTCAATATTTCGTGGTAAAAATAATTAGATATCATTACAAGTTCCTAGTAATTATAAAACTATTTAGAATTCTCCAAATGGGTTCTTTTGACTAAAGTCCAGGATTTGATCAGCCTCATTTTCAATATCATCATTACTTGCATATTCATCTAAGAATTCATTGGAATTGACAGTGGAAACTTTATAACTTGCAGCAGCACCAACTATAGATTCTCCTCTAGCAAATGTACCATCAACAATTGCAAGTTTCAATACTCTTGTAGAAGCATCCCAATCTCTAACATATCCAGTAGTTCCTGTTCTAGTTCCTGTAACAACTTCATTATAAGTATAATCTCCAAATGTTGTGGATCCAGGATCAGTAAAGGAAATTGTTGGTGCCTCTGTGTAACCAGATCCAGCATTAACATAACGTACAGCGGTAACTTCTCCTGCAGCAGAAATAACTGCCTCTGCAGAAGCATTTCCAGTACTAAAGAATACCTGAGGAGTAGTGGTATAACCAACACCACCGGAAGAAATTCCAATAATTCCAAGAGATCCTGTAGCTATGACAGCAGTTGCTATTCCACCACTTCCATTTCCACCAGAAATTGTTACCGTAGGTGGTAAAGTATAACCAAATCCAGCATTAGTAACAATAATCTTATCAATACCAAATGTCTGGTTAGATGGCCTACTCGTCATAATTGCAACAGCAGTTGCATTGGAACCACCAGATGGAGCTGTAGATATAGAAACTGTAGGTGCGAAATCATAAGATCCGTCATTAATAAGATCAATAAATTGCACAGAACTGGATGTAGGACTGGTTGTTGCTAACCCAACAGTAGCTACGGCAGTCGTTGCACCAGAACCAACAAGTTGAATATTATAGGTATTTCCATAATCGCTTAAAGCCTCGTTAACTTCTGCACCGTCAGAGTCAACTTGAGAAATGTCAATAATCTCATCTTCATATTCAAATCTCTCACATCTCAATTCATAAACATATAAATTGTTGAGTTGGTAGAATGGTTTCTTTCCCTCAACATACTTAATCTCAAATAAAGACTCATCGAGAGGAAACCAAATCAAGTCCCCTTCTTGTGGTCTAGCTGCTGATTTTCTTTCAGACTCTGGAAATAATTTTATGATTGGTAAGAGAAAATCATCATATCTCTCTTTTGAAATGACAAGAGTTATCTCATCATTACTTCTAACTCCAAATTTTGTCAGTAGATCTCCATTACCCGTAAAGCCATCAAAATTCATTAGATACGCTTCTATTCGATAACTATCATCAAATTTTGAAGCAGTTATTTCTTTTATGACTGTATTTTCACCAACTATTTTTCTAGGCATGTATAGAACGTCCTGTCCATACATTTTTAGTTGTTCGTTGATTAGATCTTGAATGAGTCTTTGTTCACTCGGAGATCCTTGTAAAAAATAAGAATTGAGTGGTGCCATGTTATCAACCTATAAGGTCCATTGGTGGTAACTCATAATCTGTTCTGAGTTTTTGTTCTAGTTTTTCTACCTCTTGAACTCCATCATCATAAATTTGTCTACCATTAAGTTGAACACCACCTGGAAGTTGAACTCCTTGGAACTTAATCATATTCTGACCCCACTGTTTTTTAATTAGTGCGGTGAGATATTTTTTTAACCAAGAATCATTATATAACTTTGTAGATTCCGAAGGATCTAAAATTCTATAACAATCCACAATCACATATTCATTCTCACCAACTTCAGACCAATCAATATCTAGATATAACTTATGATTTTTTTTGTTGAATCTAATTTGAGCGTGTGGATTTAGAAGAAAATCCAAGTCTTCCAAATATCTCTTAACCATAGCATAGTTCAGAAGATCTAATGCACCGTAAAAATAAACGTCATTCAAAAACAATTGATATTTAATATTGAATAAACCATCAGAGACACTACTGGAATTTATTTTAAGTACGTTATTTACACCAATAATAGAATCTGGTAGTGGGAGATAATTTACACCCTCCACATAGTCTATTGATGTTAAACCTGCACCAACAACAGTTGCAGAAGTACTTGTAGAGACTCCTGTTTGTGTAATAATATCTTTGTTAGCGGGAGTTAATTTATGTTTTAAGTATACCCTATCAATTCCATCAAAATGGTGTTCATGGAAATATTGGATTGCATCATCTATTAAATTATCAATCTGATCATCATCTACATTTATTTCTAAAACTGGTTTACCTAATTGCTTGAGGCAGTATTCCTTCAACTCCGCTCTACTAGATGGCTGCGCCATAAAAAAATACCCCTAGTTTCCTAGAGGTATTTATAAATTGAAACGATCTTTCTATCGGTTCTTCAGGTTTCTAACTTCCTCACGAAGTTCTTCAATCATCTTCTGTTGTTCCTGTATTGCACC